GGGCCAGCATGACCTTGTCGATGTCCTTGACGCTCGCCGCCTTGCGGATCGCCGCGACGATGGCGCGGGCGCGCTCGGCCAGCTCGGGCGTGAGGGTTGCGCCGGTCGGGGCCTCTGGTGAGGAGGCTGCGGAGGGGGAAGGCTCCGCATCCGACGCGGCCGGCGCGATGTTGTCGGCCTCTTGTTCGGTGGCATCGAGGAGGGCGTCCATCGCGGCGCTGACGGCGGCGAGGGGGGTGGAGGGCGGAGTGATGTCGCGCATGGTCACGCTCGACGGCGCGGCGAGGTCGTCGTCGGCGTGGATGCCCAGCACGGCCTCGGGCATGTAGCGCCGCGCCCACTCGCGCGCGCCACGATATGCCAGCATCTGGTCGGTGTTCTTCTTCCACTGCTCGTTGCTGGTCTTCCAGCCGCCGACCGTGCCGACGACCGCGCGCGGCGCGACGTCACCGATCAGCTTGCCCAGCACCGTGACCTGGCGCTGGTCGCCCGCTCCGCTGTACTGGTAGTCAAGGCTACCCTGCAGCTTGCCGCTCGCATTCACGACGGCGGCGATCAGCTTGCCCTCATACCCGAGCTTGCCCGACAGCACGTACGTGTGCTGCGCGACCGCGAACGGGTCCATGCGCCAGCGGAAGGCTTGCGCTGCGACGAGGAAGCAGTCGCCCAGCTTGCCCTCGCCGCGCAGATGCGCGGGCGCGAGCGACGCCGAGGACATCAGCTTCGCGACGCGCTGGAGCTGGCCGAAGATGTCGCTGTCGAGGTAGACGGCGACGGGGTCCGAGAAGTCCACGGCGACGGCGCGCGGCGCGGTGGCGGTCGGAAGGTTCGTGACGTTGGTCATTTCGTGTACTCCCTCTGGATGGATGCGTTGATCTCGTTGGCGGCCCATTGCGGCAGGCCGATCTCTACTACACCCGTGGTGTAACCCGTCCAGCTATCGTCCGCAACGCTTTTCGCGAAGCGGCGCAGGATCTGGCGCAGCTGCTGGTCGGCGGCGCTCGCGGCGTCGGCGGACAGGGCCGCGACGTAGCCGATGAAGGGCTCGTCGTTGCCGACCACCATGAACGCATGGGTCGGGCGCTGGATGCCGAGCGTCGAGGCGACCAGCCGGAACATCGCATCACCAAGGTCATAGCGAAGGTTGGCTGCCGTGCGACGCCAGGCGTTGGGCGCGGGGCTCGCGGTGGTCTTCAGGTTCACCGCCAGCCCGGCGCGCGAGATGTAGAGGTCGGGCCGGCACAGCAGCGTGAGCCCGGTCTCCTCGTCCTTCGCGACCATCGTGACCTCGGCGCGACCGCCGGCCTCGAGGAGGCGGCGGGCATCGGCGTTCTTCATCAGCCCATCGCGCATGCCGACGATCCGCATGTGGTCGCTGAAGGAGACGATCTGCCGGTCGCCTTGCTCCTCGCGCCAAGCCTTGCCCTCGCGGGTCGAGAAATTGAGCCCCTCGGGCTTGACCGAGAAGCGCTCATGGAAGGCCTCGGCGCCCTCCAAGATGTAGCAGTGCGCGGCGATGCCGAGCATCATCGACGCGCTCGGCTCGCGGTGGACGCGGAATGGGTTGCCACGCCAAAAGGCGTAAGCGTGGGCCGGGCATTCGGTCTCGTAGGCGATGAGGTCGCTGCCGCTGACCGCCGGGGCCGCGAAGGCCTTGGCGGACAGGTACGCCTCGAACGAGACGTCGTTGTGGATGCCGTCGCTGATCACTTTTCGATCTCCCTCTTCATCTGGCGGTGGACCCAGCCGCGCAGGGCGGCGAGGCGGCTCGCTTTCTTGCCGCGCGGGGCGTGGGCCGCGCGCTTGATCATGCTGCGGTAGACGCGCAGCAGCTTGCGCTTCTCGGTGGTCATCGGCGGCCCTCCAGCTTGGCAAGCTCGCGCTCCAGCTCCGCGATGCGCTGATGCGCGAGCAGGTAGTCGAGGCTGTGGGGGTCGAGGTCGCGTGCCAGCTCGACCCGCAGGGCGATGCGCGAGCGCAGGACGCCGGGCGTCTGCGGGATCGCCGGGGCGGCGGGGAGCGGCTTCATGCCAGCACCATGATGGCTGCCATGACGAAGCCCATGAGGGCGTTGATCCAGAGGGGGCTCATCGGTCACCTCGCAGCCAATCGGGGTAGTCGCCATCGAAGGGCTCGGGCGGCGTCGTGTCGTCGCGGATGAAGCGCGCCGTGGGGTCGGTGAGCCGCTCGACGAGGATCTCGGCGTCGTAGAGGACGCCGCGCAACTCGCTCTCGGAGATGGCGGCGCAGCGGTAGTGTTGCGCGTTGATCTCCTCGACCTCCTTGGCGACCGCGCGCAGGATCGCCTCGATCTTGTCGTAAGCGGCGTGGCGCATCTCGTTGAGGCGCTCGACGCTGCGCTGCGCGTTGTCGATGTCCATGATCGCAGCCATGATCAGCCCTCCATCTCGGCGTGGATCGCGCTTTCGGCGTGGCAGGCCATCTCGACGACCATGTCCACCGCCTGGTTGGTCAGGTCCACGAACTGATCGCTGATCGCATTGTCGGTCGCGGTGTTGCCGGCGCCGACGTTGTCGAGCTGTCGGTTGCAGATGTCGCGCAACCGGGTGATCGCGGCGATGATCTCGCGCTCGGCGCGGATCTTCGCGCACTCGATCGCGCGCAGCGCGTCGTCCGCGTTCTCGACGAAGTCGGCGCTGCGGATGAAGGTCTCGCCGCGCTCGTCGTCGTTGCGGTAGGTCATTATCGGCATTGTCTGTCCCTCCTGGTTTCTGCCCCGCACCACCGGGGCAAGGCGAAACATACACCGTCGGTGACCGGCTGCAAGCGCTTTCCGTAGAATTGTGTGCTTGACCTCTACACCGCGCGTGTAGTAGCCGTCGAGACATGACCCTGACCCAGTTCATCGCCGCCCTCGGCGGCACCTACGCCACCGCCCGCGCGTTCTCCACGACGCCGCAGGCTATCAGCAACTGGAAGCGCCGCCAGCGGCTGCCTGCGGCCCGGCAGCTCGAGGCCTTCCGCATCGCGCGCGCCAAGCGCCTCGCGTTCGATCCGGTCGCCGCGACGCGCCGCGAGGCCCGGCGATGAAGCGCGACACCGCGATCGAGCGCGTGTCGAACGCGTTGCGGGCCGAGGGCGGCCGCGCTTCGACGCGGCGGCTGTGCGAGCTGCTGCCGACGATGGACAAGGGGCTGATCCTGGTCGCGCTGGCGCACTTGAAGCGCCGCGAGCTGGTAGACAGCGACTACGCTCCGCGCAAGCAGCCCGAGTGCGGCTGGACCTACTGGTTCACGCCCGCGAAGAAGGTGCATCGCGGCAGCCGCTTCAAGGCGGCGGTGTCGAACGGTTACACCCGGCTCGTGGTCGAGTACCTCGACGCGGCTGGCGGCGAAGCGCCGATCGACGCATGGCTCGCGTGGAGCGCGCAGATCACGCATCGGGTGCGGCTGCACAGCGGCGTTCACAGCCTGCGGCGGCGAGGTCTGATCGAGGTCAACAAGACGCGCGTTCGGCTGACCGACACGGGCCGGCAGGCGCTCGCGCTCGGGCGCACGGTGGCTCCGATCGCGCCGACCATCGCGGACTTTGAGGACATCGCCGAGCCCGAGACGCGATCGACCGATCCCGAAGCCTGCGTCGCGCGCGCCGAGAAGCTATGGCCGAAGCTGATGCGCGGCCGCAGGTACGAGGACGTCCCGGCGCACCTCATTCGCCCGCAGCGCCTGCTGCGATGGACGCCGCCGCTGGTGGAGCGCAGCATGGTCGGGTCGAGCGGGGCGATGCTGGCCGAGAGCCGCAGCGCGGAAGGAGGGTCGCCGTGAGAACGTGGCGCGGCACCATCCTGGGCGAGCCTGCCAGCAAGGCCAACTCGCGCCGCATCGTGCGGTTTGGGTCGAAACTGCGGGTGATCAAGAGCGAGAAGGGGCTCGCGTACATCGAAGCGGTTGCGCGTCAGGTGCCGGAACTGCCGGCGCAGGAGCAGCTACTGGAGCCGATCCGCATGACCGCTCACATTTACTACGCCTCGCGGCGACCGGACCTTGATCCGTCGCTGATCCTCGACGCGCTGCAGGGCCGCGTCTACCGCAACGACCGCGCGGTGAGAGAAATGCACCTGTATCACCACCTCGACCGCACGACGCCTCGCGCCGAGGTCTACCTAGAGGAGATTGACGATGAAGATTGACGAAAGTGAACTAACAATTCGCGAAGATTTCGGAAGTTTTTACTG